GTAGTCGAACGGCACCTCGTCGGGCAGCCCCCAGCGGTTCTTCGCGTCCCACGTGGCCTGGTGGGTGCAGAACAGCGTCCGCTTCGCGCCCCTCGCCTTGCCCTTGGCCATGAAGCCCTCGCCGACCATCTCCACCACGGTCTTGTAGTTGATGAACAGCAGGGCGTCGGCCCACTCCTTCAGAAGCGCGGCGTCCTTCTTGTAGAGCTTCATGGTCCAGCGGTCGTAGCTCGCCGCCTCGTCCGGCTGCTCGAACTTGGAGACCATGGCGTGCGCGGTCACCACCACGTTCATGCCGCGGTCCCTCACGTCGGTGAGAAGGTCGAGCATCCGGCCGAACTCCTCCAGCGCGTAGGTCCAGCACTTGCCGAAGCTCAGCGCCTCCATGCCGTCCCACTTGTTCTTCGCGCACAGCTCGGCGCACAGCAGCCTCTCCGCCCAGTCGGCGGTGTCCAGCACAAGCGTGGAGCAGGGGCGCTCGTCGCGCACGGCGCGCAGGGTGTCCAGCAGCGCGCTCCAGCTCTGCGGCGCGTCGGTGCGCGCCACGTCGTAGGTCTCGGTGCCGCCCTCGGTGTCGACGAACAGGGGGTCGGGGAACTGGGCGGCGAAGGTCGTCTTGCCGATCCCCTCGGGGCCGTACACGACGACCTTCTGGGGCTTGGCCACCGGCCCGCGGTTGATCCTCAGCATCAGCGCATCACCCACTTCGCGGCGGGCTCGGGCTCGACGGCAGCGGGCTCGGCCGCTTGCGCGGGCTCGGGACCGGACGCGGCCCCGGAATCCGGCGTGCCCAGCGTGCCGTAGCCGTCCTCGATCACGATGGTGCACTCGTCGCCGGTGCTCACGCGGGTGCCGATCACCTGCAGGCCCTCGCCCTCGGCCCACGCGCCGAACGCGGCGAGCGTCTGGGCGTCCATCTGCTCCATGCCGTCCACCAGCACGAAGCCGCACTCGGGCTTCAGGCGGCGCACGATGGCGGTGGCCACGCGCAGCTGCTCGCTGCCGCTCATGCAGTCCCACGTCTGGCCGTTGTAGGTCAGGCGCGCCTGGTCGTCCACCGACAGGCCGGGGAGCGGAAGCTGGGCGCCCTCCAGCAGGGACGTGCGCTCGCCCCTCAGCTGCTCGATGCGCGCGGTCAGGTCGTCGTACTGGCCCTTCAGCTCGTCGGCCTCGGCCAGCGCGGAGGCGCGGCGGGCGTTGTCGCGCACCTTGGCGTTGACCTCCTCCACCTGGCGCAGCTGCTCCTCCAGCTCGGCGGTGGACTCGTCCTGGAGCTGCGCGGCGGTCTTCCGGGCGGTGGCGGCGTCGACCTCCAGGCGCGCCAGCTCCTTCTCCTTCTCGGCCAGGCGGCGCCCCATCTCCTCGATGCTCGCGCGCAGCGCGGCGGCGTCGTTGGCGGCGGCGTCGCGGCGAGCCTCCAGCTGGTCGGCCTGCATGCGCAGTCGCTGGTTCTCGCCGTTGCGCGCCAGGATCTCGCTCTGTCGCTGGATCAGCTCGGACGCGCTCACCTCGGCGTCGGGCACGCCCGGCCACAGCGTCATCTCCTCGGCGGCGTGGCGCTTCTGGCGCTCCATCTGGCCGACGCCCAGGCGCTGGTTGTAGGCCTCCTGGCACGCGCGGTCGAGCTCGGCCAGCCGGTCGCCCACGCCGACGATGCGCAGCAACGTCTCGGCCTTGTCCCTGTCGGGCGCCTCCATGAAGCGCGACAGGTTGAGCGCCAGGCCGTCGATGAAGCTGTCGAGCAGCTGCTGGCCGCCCTTGCGGCCCTCGGGGTCGGTCACCTTCAGCGCGCTGTTCTTGCCCTTGCGCTCGACCACCAGGCCGTTGTCCATCACGACGCGCAGCCTCGGGTCGCCCGCGGCCCCCTCGCGCCTCGGGTTGGTCGGGGCCATGCGGCCGCCGCCCAGCGCCCAGGCGATGGCGTCCAGGACGCTCGTCTTGCCCTGGCCGTTGCGGCCGCCGATCACGGTCAGCCCCTCGGGCTTCGGCTCCATGTAGAGGGCCTTCACGCGCTTGACGTTCTCGGCCTGAACTGATGCGATCTTCACCATTCGGGATCCCTCCTACTCCTCGTCTTCCTTCTCGGCCGCCTCCTGGTACGCGGCCATCCATGCGCCGGTCGCCTTCACGAGCGCCCAGCCGCGCTCGTCGGTCTTCCAGCCGTCGTCCATGGCGGCGGCCATGAGCTCGTCCAGCCTCGCGATGTCCTTGGCGACGTAGCCAGGGTGCTCCTCGGACACGCCCGCCAGGAAGTTGCCCACCTTGTAGCGCGGCGAGCTCGACGCCAGCAGGGACCTGAGCGCGCTGGCGCCCGCCATGCCGGTCATGCGGCCGTCGGGCCTCGGCCCGTCGTATCCGGCCTCGTCCAGCCACTCGCTGGTCTCCGCGTACCTGCTCCAGTCGTAGCCCGGGTCGCCCAGCTGCTCGGCCACGGCCATGGCCATGACGTGCTCGGGGTACTCTCCGGCCATCAGGCGCTCCACCAGGTGGCCGCGCATGGAACCGACCATGGACTCCAGGTCGCGCTCGATCTGGGCGGCCTCCTCCTTGCGCCGCGCCACCTCGGGGTCCTCCTCGGCCTCGTTACCGGCAGCCTCGTAGGCGATGGCCTTGGGGTCCGCGTAGGCGCTGCCGGGGTCGACGTACCAGACGGCGCCACGATGCTCGGCGGCGTCGGCCTCCAGGTCGTCGGGGTTGAACGACGCAAGTACGTAGGCCATGCCCTCGGGGTTGCGCTCCTCCACGGTCCGCAGCCCGAGCTCGGCGGCCTTGTCAAGCAGCGCCTCGTGCGCGCGCTGCCGCTTCGCGTCGCGGCGGCACTCCTCGGCCACGCGCTGCCAGGACCTCTCGTCGGCGTTGGCCACCTTCTCGGCGCGCTCGGGGTCGCCGTCGAACTCGGCCACGGCGAACAGGTGGTCCAGCGTCATGTTCTCGGAGTCGACGCCCACGCGGTCTATGGCGCGGCGCAGGCGGCCGGCGCCCTTCACCCGCGCCGACTTCTCCAGCTTCTCCTCGGTCACGCCCAGGAGCAGGCACCTCTGCACGCCTCGGCTGCGCTCCACCTCGTCCAGCGCCTTCTTGTCGTCGGTCGCCAGCATGGCCAGCGCGGCGTCGGCGTTGTCCCAGTCGTCGCACACGATGGCGCTGAACTCCTTGGTGCCGGCGATCTGCATGGCGCGCCAGCGGCGCTCGCCGTCGACGATGCGGAACACCTGACCGTCGCGCACCACGATGGGCGGCGTCAGCGGCTCTCCGGGGTTCTCGGGGTTGAGCTGGAAGCCCTCGGCCATGGACTTCAGGTCGCCGAAGTCGCGGCGGGGGTTGCCGTCGCTGGGGTACACGTCGGCGTGCTTGACCCTCTCAAGTTTCATTTCATGCCCTCCTAACAGGGAAAACGGTAAAGTGTCATTGATTTGGGATTTTTTCTCTCATGCGCTCCAGGCGCCTGCGCCTCGCCTTCAGCACGCGCGTGAGGGTCCTCACCTCCCATGCCTCGATTTGCGCGTGGTAGGCGTCCCTCGCCTTGTCGGCGCGGTAGCGGTCCATCCCGTCGACCGCGGGCTCCTGCGGGCGGTCCGGCACCGAGCTCTCCAGCTTGGTCTCGGTCGCCTCGTACACCGCCCTGGCGGACGGGGGGAGCAGCTGCATGGCCTCGGCGGTCTCCGCGTCGGCCCTCCGCACCAGCGCCCTGAGCTCGCACGGGCGGCACACGCCCCCGCGCCCGAGCCTCGTGCGCGCGCACCCGCACCCCGGGCACACCGTGGCGCAGGCGGGCTCCCAGTGCCTCAGGGACAGACCCATGCGCTTGGCCTTCTGCTTGACGGACTCGCGGCTGCGCCTGAGCCTCCAGCAGATCTCCCGCAGCGGCAGCGCGCCGGCCCACTCCGCCAGGCGCCGCTCCTCGGACACGGTCCAGTCCCTCCTGGGCTGGCCCCTCCGCA